CCTATGCGTTCTGATCTTTCATTCAGAAACGGGATATGCCTACTCAGATGAGCAGGAGGAAAGAGAAGTTTTAACTAACTTCTTCTTTCCATTCTTGCATCTACGAACCTCTTTCTTCTTTTTGGATTTAACAGTTCCTACGTTCGTGGATGGGGTGGCAGCTTTGCATTCTTGGGACTTTTTCTCTTCTGAATGGGTTGATCCATCAGTAGATTGTGCCGTAAGTACCTCTTCATCAACAATGACTTCAACGACGGTTGATGCCGCTCTCTTGGGCTCACAACAAAGCGGAGCGTTAAGCAATGAGGCAACGTTCCTGGTTGAGTCCATCCATTGATCGAATAAATCTCGATCAAATTCAGGGAGCATAACAGAAAACTCCACGTCCATCCATCCATCAATGTTGGTATTTGGATATTGGACGCTCGAGTCAAATTTGGACCACCAAGTACCGATTCCAAGATTGCACTTGGGTCGATAACTGGACAGCAACAACACTCGTTGGCAAAACTTCCCAAGGACGGGTGTGTTGCGGTCGGTTGCCAAATAGGACATAGACTTTTCGACAAGTTTTTGCTCAGGTGTGACATTATCTGGGAGGCGTACTGTAGTGTGGAGTTTGGAGAGCTGACGTTTTGCGTCGCACATACTATCAGCACAGCCATACCAGACTTGTGGTGAATAGTAGCGTGCCAAGAAGTTGACACCTCTTTCTCCTCTCTGTACCACAGCGGCCTCCAAGACAAGTCCGACCCGGTCCGCAGCCCACTTATGTGAGTTAACGGGGAGTTCAGCATCGATACCATCGTCACCGAGGTGACAGCCAAGGGCTTCGAAAGCTTGTCGGGGAGTTCGTTGAGTTCCGTCACTGTTAGGGGTATGTCTATACCCGAGATATGCAGTGAAAGCTGCTCTAAGGGTCTGGAAGACGCTTGTTGCTGAGCATCCAGATCCATGGGAGGGGCCTTGCTCGAATATTGTTCCATTAGGTAATATTCCTTTGTTATCAACGTTCCTCTTAAGAAGTTCGTTCAAAGCAGCGCGGTCGTTTGCAAAGGCCTTCATGCAAACGGCCCGGTCTACCTGTCGGATTACGTAGGAAATGGTACCATCCATACGATGATAATCTGAGATGTTAACATAAGTAGCATCTTTACAGATTTCAACGACACGATGAGCCAATTCCAACGGAGTCTTTCCAGGACCGTACCACGGAAACTGCTTCAAATGGGCAGCTAATGCTTGGGCAAAAGTAGCCATATCCAGTTTATCACCATGGTTATATGTTGAAATATTCCGTGGATCATTAACTTTCATATATGCTTCACCTTTAAGAAAACATAAAAGACATCTTTTCAAAAAAGGGCCCATAACAAAAGCCTGCGCAAGTGACAGCTTCTGGGCAGCGCTTGTCTGTCTCTCAGCAACAGCTTCGACACTGACAGGAGCAAGGTGCACGTCCTGCATAACGAGTTGAGCAAACTCTTGTATGCATTGGTCGCGAAAGGCGTGAGGCTTAGGTTCCTCTTTCCTAAGCTTCTTTATACGGCCTTCCACGCACCTCTCTTCAGATGCTTTGTTATTAACAGGAGCAAATGCTGAGTGGACTAAGGGTGACATAAAAGCTTGAATCTTTGGTTTAGCTTCTTGGTCAAAGTGGCGGAGATCATATTGGTAAGCACGTACGCCTAGCTGGACTGGGTAGACTATGGGTACGCTTCTGGGTTGTGCCATCCGATGGTATTCGGTCAACACAGAAGCGGCCATTTTATCGTCTAGCCAGCTCTGAGCAGTGGGTAACATGAGTTTCGTCGAGCCAAGTCTTGCAGCCGTGGCTATTGCGTCGTCTAATTCGGCGGCAACAGTAGCACAAAGCTGTGAATTTGGACGTCCAGTAGTAGTGAACGTTCCAACATCTCGATGAACCATGAAGCGGATGAACTTACTTCCATCAGTAGCTTTAACTACAGGATTGAAGCGTTGGAGATGCATGCCCTCAATTAGAAAGTAAGCTATCCAAGCGCCAAGACCCCTAAATTCACGAATAGGAGTCAATAGGATGACTTGGCGGTTGGTTCCAACTTGTTTACGTTCAACAGCGTACGTAATAAGTTTATATAGCATTCCCCATTTACTACGGGTGACGACAATGGAGTCGGCAGCGTAGTTCCATAGGTAATGCTTATATGATCCACCTCCAGCAACAAGAGTCTCTAAGGCTCCATCCGCATCAAAGCGGGTGGAGGTCTCATTGATTCCATTAGAGGCGGCAGTCTCCGGCACAACACTATACAAAACCCTTGGTTTGGCACTGCGTGACAAAACCTCAGGCATATCGAGGTAATAGTCAACATCACAGATGTACTCAATGTCATCTGCGGCAGGTCTATCCATACGGTTATCAGTATTGGTGTCCTTAGCCCAAAACCACTGTCTTGTTCCTTTCAGACCTTTCCTTTGATCAGACCGGGACATTCCAAGAATGAACAAGTTCACTCCTAGATAAGTCGCCATCTTTTTCGCAAAATTGGTTGCTGAAGTTCTCATGGCAGCAGCGGTGGCGTGCGTATGACCCTCCGTAGGTGGGGCAGGGTCAATGGGATTTAACGTGAACGCGTCTCTGACGAGATCGGACTTAAGTGTCGGATCTCGGGAAAACCGCTCACATAGAATCGATGCGTATCCTCGCCAATCGATTCCCTTAAACATAGCATAGGTAAGAGCGATAGTTGCTCCTCCTGCACAGATTATAACTTTCTGTTGCGACATTCGGCGTAATGAGTTGATTAGTC